TGATGCGATAATTGCTGTTTGTGACGGTTTGAGGAAGGCAGGTCTCCCCGACTACCTCTACCGTGAACTCCGAGAGTCCCTCGGAGTCGGCAAAGATCCGCATTATGTCCGCTACCGTCTCTCGGACATGAGTGAACGCGAAGCAAGTAGATGCCGAGCACGTTATGATGAGGTTGAGGGGTGTGTGGAGATACCCAAGGTTCGCGGTTCCCTTATGGGAACTCCTTGTTCGTTCGCGATCTTGAGTCTCCTCAACCACTGGATGAGTGAAGGTCTTGGCCCTCAGCGGATCATCTGCGGGGATGATCTCGCTGCCGTCACTCATCGTCTTAACGTGCCTTCCTACGCAATACGGGCCTCCGACGTAGGAAGCAAGCTCCATGAGGGGAAGTCTTACAGGTCTAGCATAGGCTTTGTGTTCTGTGAAGCATATGCGCTCCGTAGCCAAGACGGAGTTAGCCTGAGGTCGTTCCGACCTCCGTCCCTCAAGGAGTTTGTCAGGAGAGGTAATGGGGTCATGTCTCAACATTCTGTGGACCCAGCATCGTTCAATCGTCTTGCACGTTGTGCCCGTACGCTTTACAAGCGACAACGGATTCGAGCGATGCGTAAGCAGAGGCCTGCAGAGCTCCCGGCTGCCCTGGGTGGGCTCGGTCATCCTTGCAAGGGACGACTCCGAGTTCCCATCTGGTGTCGAGAGAGTCTCCGGGAGCTCTACCTCTGTGAGAATGTTGAGCACAATGGTCCGCATGACCCAACGAGATATATCCGTCCTCTTCTTGTACCTGCAGTTCCCGGTGACCGGAAGGCTTTCAAGGCAGCGCGGTCGTTTGTTGACCTTTTCGTTAGCAATCGCCGTATTGAGGAGCCTCAGCCAGGGGACCAGTTTGTCACCAACAAGCAGATTAGCACCCTCGTTGCCATGGGTACTAACCTGTGTTATCTGTCTGCTGGTGGGAAGTTCAAGAAGAGTCGGACACAGGAGATTAAGCCGGGGAAGCAGCAGTGGCCAAAGCCCACCGACGGATGTCGGGGGGGGTGCTTGTCCACTCACACGAGAATCAACACAATTCTCGAGTGGGACAGGCGAGCCCGTGTAGAGCTCGGCCACTACTTCCCTGCTGCCTTTTCGGCGCATGTCCGCGTGCGAACACACGCCTACCGGGAGGGTGACCTCCCGGGAGATGCCGGGG